AGGGAATAATTATCATTATGACAATATAATATAAGTTAACGATAACAAATATATGTTATATAATGTACGGAATCCTTGTAAATGATATAAATATACATGCGAGGAACACCATTTACCAAGATATCCAAAAATTGATATTGGTATAAATACACAGGGGACAAGTTAGATAAAAACTCAAATATTTCTATCAGATCATGAAAGGGAATAGGACAGCCTTTAATATAGTAATTCATATGTAATTATATTTTAATCCTGTCATTTTTCGTATAATAGGACAAGAAAAAAAGGATAGCCGAGTGGATTAATCGGCTACCCTTCGGGAAAATGACATGGGTTCTACTTACGTCTTAAATAACGTATAAATTCAATAATTGCCCAAAATATTGCACCATAAAATGCAAGACCAAATAAACCTGAAATAAGCCACATCAACGGGCTACCTCCAACATTATCCATAATTAAAATAATTTAAATTTAATTCACGGACAAATTTAATAAATTATCTGTACTGATTCGGAAAAACATTACGTAGAAGTTTATGACCAGTACTAAAGAAGCCAGCAGCATCAGTATCATGAATAAGATTAAAAAGAGTCTCCTTAACAGTCTGAACACGATCTTTAAACGTAGCCTCATTATAAGCGTTTTCCTGCCTCATACCTTGCTGTTGCAAGACATTAGTAGTTTGTTGTTGAATACCAAGAGAAGTACGTACCTCAGTCTCTGAGATCTTAGCAATCTCATGCTCTACCTGTTTCTTAGTCAACGCACCTTGTGCATACTTAAGCTGAATATCAGCAGCCTTTTGAGCAAGGTCCATTTTATTCTGAGCATCCATCCAAGAGAGTTGTTTCTCAGCAAAGAGAGTCTGAACATTGATCAACTTTCGTTGAGCCTGCATATTAGCAATATTCTCACTATTAACAGACATCTGAGAAGTCTTCAAATCCTTATCAATAGAGTAGATCAACTTATCAAGAGCCAAACGACCTTCTTTTGTCTTAGCATCAGTACGCATCTGGACAATCTCAGCCATCATTTTAGCAGCCTTATATTTACCTTCGATACGAAGATTATCAGCTTCAGCACGCTTAACACTGTTATCCGGCATTTTAGATATCTGATCTAAAGCCATACCAAGACCTTGAACAAGACCAGAATAATCCATAGAATAGGGGGTAGCCGTAGGCGGGGTAACACCTTGAACAGAAGGAGCAGAGCCTTGAGCAGAAGATTGAGCAGTAGCAGTACCAGCACTACCTCCAGACATCATCAAATAGGGATTGAGACCAGCAGCTTCCAAACGTTCACGTTGAGCACTAGCAGAATTATACTCATTCGCAGCATTAAACATATCCCAAGAATTTTGCTTGGCATCATTATAAAAATTCCATTGATCACCAAGTTGTTGTTGATACATTTCCTTATTGTATGCCATTTGCTTATCAAACATTTTCTCATTAAAGGCATTATTGTCGCCAGCAATCTGAGCATTCCCTTTATTAGAAAGAACAGCACCAGCAGTAGAACCAACAGCACCAACACCAGCAGCAATCAAACTAGCAGCAGTTGCACCAATAGCCATAATAAATATATTTTTTTTAAAATTATACAGGGTAGCAAATCTTCGATAAAAGTGAAGATCTGCTACCTAAAGAAAAAGATTAAGGACAAGAGAGTTCGCTAAAGCGAATGCGCCTTTGGCGATATCAAGGTGCTAACGCTCTAGGGCAAAGCCCTAGAACCCTCTTTTGTCGCTCGCGCTATCAATCAGTAGATGTTTGCTCAGTAGGTTGAGAAGAAGGCTGAGACTGTTCCTGTAAAGCAGCAAGCTCAGCAATAGCAGCATCACTAGAACTCATCAAATAAGAACTCCAAGCCATCAACTCAGAAGGAGACTGAATAAAACGAGATTTCACAAAGCTGATCAATTGATCATCACCAAGTTTAGAACGGAGATCACCAAATTTTGGTTCATTAACCGACATAGATTCAAAGTGAGACAGGAGAGATTCACGAGACAACCGATCAAGACGCTGTTGATTAAACAACATATAAATGTCAGAAGTCAAACGAATACTCTTAACACCATTTACCTCTATTTCCTGTTGTAAGAATTGATCAACAGGAGTTTCTTCCTTAAATTCAGAACAAATCATTTCCTTAGAAGAAACAAGAACAGGATCACCTACATGTACATAAGGAGTTGTACGTCTTTTTGAAAACATAACAATAAATTTAAAAGTTAAACAATAAAGGACTAGTAAGGCAAGCCATCAGCATCCAAATTACGAACTACCTTTACATCAAAGAAAGAACTACAAAGGAACTGATCAGTATCATCCGTAGAATCAGCATCAACCGCAAAAATAGGATTAAGAGAATTAGGATTTACCTTAAACATCGTATAATTAAGCGGAGCAACAGAAGGAGAAGGTTGATTATCAGGATCTTTATTACCTAACTGGAGAGAGAGAGAATCATTATTATAAGAAATAACCCAAGAATTAAGAGAACGCTTGAACGCACCAACAGAAGAATCGACATCAGTCTTATATTCAATGTAACGAGGAGCAAAACCTATATTATCAATAGTCAAAGAACCAAACTGAGAACGTTGAGGATTCGAAAAAAGAGCAAGAGGGACTTGTTGCATACCAACACGATCAAACTCAGGAATAGCATAATCGGTAGCATTCACCTTAGTAAAGATAGGAGAAACCAAATCAGTGGTATAATCAATCAAAGGCAAACAATGATAGATACACATGATCAAACCATAACGACCATTAGAATTAAAATTGATCACACCATTAGAAATACCAGTACCTTTTCCAGCAATATCGGCAGCATAATCACCTGTAATATTATTATTTACAACCTCATTAATATCCAATGAACTAGAAACACCACCAAGATAAGTACACATCTCAGAGAAGCCATCACCGGGAGAAACATTCCAATGTTTTTCTACTTGTTCTTTATAATCCTTGTTACCGGACTGAGTAATTTCTTTCCATTTCTGTAAGAATTCGGCTTGGCGGAGAGCAAGGATATTGAATTGAGAATTAACCAATAAAGGTGTACCAGGATTAGAAGCACCCGCAGGAGAAACCTTAAAAGTAACACCAGAAGAAGTTGTTGTTGTTGTATTATTCGAAATAACATTCATACCATTAATAGAAGCATTACTCAAAGCCGAAACCGTAGCTACATCACCATATTGAGCACGAGGAACAACACCATGAAACAAATCCTTTTGCCAGTTACAATACCGAAGATCAAACATGTTATAATTCTCAGAGAAACGAGTAGAACCAGAAATATCCAAATTCATATCCCGACCATCCATATAATCAACATTAAAAGTAGAAGGAGAAATCTTTTCCCATTGAGAATCACGATAGAAATCAGCATAAATTTTCTGATAGGCGAGAAGACCATAGATGTTCAATTGCAAATTACTCTTTAAAGGATTATCAGTAAAATTGAAAGAAGAATCTTCTGCATATTGATAAAAATTACCATAACCGAGATATTCAAGTAACCTAGCAGAAAGCAAACCACGATTATAACCGAAATAATTCTTAACAGAACTACTAGGAATATCATTAGCAACACTATTCAAATAATCAGCAATCTGATGACAAGTAAGATAAGGCATATCACCAGAAAGAACAAAATTAACCGTAGGATCAAATGAAATAGCATGCTGCGGATTGTCATACATCTGAGTAAGAGCGGCATTCGCTTTATTCCAAAGAAGATCATAAGGAACAAAATAAAAATCATAGTACTCTCTCATACGAGCATAAGCAGCAGTATTCAAAGGCTGAGTACGAGTAAATGCTTTAAGATCAAACCTAAACGTATCACCAGGAAGGATCTCCCAAGTTTTAACAGGAAGAAGTTCACCTGCTTTAGCAGTAAAGTTGCGTTTTGAACTAAGGTCAAAACCATTTCGAGAAGTCTTATTTCTCAAAAACTTCAAAGACATAATATTAGCCATAAATTAATAAATTAAAAGTTTAACAATTATTCATCAATGAATATCTTATTAGCATCATTGAGTTTCTTATGCTTAATACGATCATTGAAAAGTTTCTTAACATCCGAAATATACAAACGATACACAGGAGTTTTCTCAAAAGATTCATCCGTGTGAACATTATAATAGAAATAAGGATAATAAGAGTTTTCCCATTGATCAGTACAAAGATCATCATCACCAATCAAATCACTTTCATAAAATTTCTGCTGAGATTCAAAGAATGAAGTAAGGTGCATATAATCAAGATATGAATAAAATTCCTCGATCATACGTTGCTTAGAACTTCGTTCAGCAAGAGTAGTACGATCACAAACAAAATACAAGAAATGCTTAGAGACAAGCAACTCAGTATAGATTCGATGAACCCAACGATTAAATTCATCCGATTCTACAGATCGAGCCATAACGTCACGATCAAGAAAATACTTAGAAAGATCAAGCAAAGACTTCTGATCTGATACATGTCCAAACAAATCAAGCAAGTAAGTATCATCCGTAAAATGAAAATGTTTTATATAAATAGCTATTTCTTTCGCAAGAGAGAACGTCGTTTCTGAGGACGGGAATAAACGCCTCGCTGTATCATAAATTCCATAAGAGTAAGCACGTTCACGTGAAGATTTAGAAGCAAATCCTTTACATCGGGGAAAGTAGTAAGCGTAACACGACCGCCATACGTCAAACTCCTTATACTTTCCATTGAGTACGATGCTTCTTTTAACAAAGCTCTGAGGGGTAGATGAGTATATTTTCTCACGTTGACAGCCAAGAAAACCTTGACCCAATTTCTGAGAATGAACGTTGAACGGACAGACGGAACTAAGTTTAAAAACTTTGGGTATAGTGCAACTGCTATTAACATAGCTCGCAACGTACGATGAACACTGACCTTTGGATATTTGACAGTCGATACGACCAAGGGTCCATGCTTGAGATAAATTCTCTGAGCATACCTGTAAGGCTTCGTCTGATTGGAGGAATAATAAGATATGATAATGCGGGCGGAAATGGACGGGTCCATATTCTCCGACAGCAAAGTAACGCACTTTTTCCGAGGGACATTGTTTTGAGACATAATAACGTAATCTTTTAAAAAATAATTGTAAATCAGTTTTACGGAGATAGGGGACATCTCCAAAGAGATAGAACTTGTTTAATAAACAATCGATATCTTCTTGTTTCATATCAGATGGACCAAGAATTTCACCTGTTTCCTTATCTACAAGATCATTACCAAATGGACGTTCAAGACTATCTACAAAAGTAGCACGAGGAATATAACGATTAGCATAAGTAAGAGTTATAAACAATGTGTGCTTAGCAGTATAAGATTCAAGATCACACTGAAAGGCATAACGTGAGTTTTTAGCCAACGTACATGCCTGACAGTGACCACAAGGAACAACCATAGATTCGTTAGTATAAGGATTAACGATTTTCTTAGGATGAAGGCACTTACAAAATAGATTCTTAAACATATCAAAATCTAGGAGCTACATTAATGTGGGTTGAGTCAACTGACGAAGTTGTAGTTTGCTCCGTTTTCTGAGTTGAATTCGAATTGTTCTTAGAAACCGAAAGCGACATGGTACAAGACTGACTAAGTAAAGTAGCAGCAACTGACAAAATAGCAGTTACAACGATCTTAATAACATCGTAAATTTGTTTTTGAGTAAGTTTCATATTATTCTTCAATTAAAGTAATCATACAAACATGATCAGCAAGCGTATTAAATGATCTAGCGATCTTTTGAGCTTCTGAAACAGTAATACCAAAAAGAGAAAACTTAGTGATAGGAATCAACTTAGTAATACGAGCATAAGCAACGCGAGTAACAACAACACGGGATACCGTGAAATCAAAATCGTTTTTCTGGTTAAAACGTTCGGTCCATTTTTGTTTTTTTGCAGACATATTCAAATAGGTTTTAAATTTCTACTGCAAATGAAGGGAATAATTATCATTATGTTTAATAGAAAAATAGATAATACTTATAACTCTCTCTTCTCTCTCTAAAACCAAAAGAGGCATTCCAATCTCTCTCTAAAACCAAAAGAGGCATTCCAAATGAATTGGTATAGCCTCTTTTTCATTTTCTCACAAAAAGAAATTCATCATTATATATTTTGATAAAAAAAAATCAGAATCATCATTCAAGCT